TGGAAGGCGGAAAGGAGTAACTGTAACCCGTGTAAACCGGTTTTTTGTATTCCTTGCGCTATGAACCAGAAGCAAGGGAATATATAAAAAATAGATAAATATATAAAGCGTTGCTTTCACTGGTTTACTTGGGTTACAGGGTTACACATGATATGCTCGAAAAAGATATTGTCGCCGCGATTATGCGGTACCTTAAGACCATCCCCGGCTGCTTTGCGTGGAAAGAGCACGGCGGACCACATGGGACGGCCGGCATTCCTGATATTATCTGCTGTTATGACGGACGCTTCGTGGCGTTCGAAGTAAAGACCACATTGGGAAAGCTGACAAAGTTACAAGAAGTTACGATTGAGCGAATCAGAAAAGCAAAGGGGTGTGCATTCAAAGTCACAAGCGTCGAAGAAGTCAAAGAGATACTGAAAAATCTTAATTGACTGGAGATGCACCCTTTATGAACAAAAAGGAATTATCTCAGCTTTATTGGCTGAATCGGGAAATAGAAGATCAGCAGAGCAGGCTGGCGGAACTTGAGAGCCTTGCTACATACTGCACCAGCCACATTACCGGCATGCCGCGCGGACCCGGCATAAATGATAAGCTGGCAAAGTATGTGGCGGAGATTGCCGACCTGCGTGGACTTATAGACCTCAACATCAAAAAATGCTTTTTTGAACTCAATCGCCTGAACCGATACATCAATTCGGTTGAGGACAGTCTGACGAGGCAAATTTTGTCGCTGAGATATATAAGCGGGCTGTCTTGGGTACAGGTTGCCTTTTCGGTTGGAGGAAATAACACCACTGACGGCGTCCGCATGATCCACAACAGATTTTTAGAAAAAAATTGATCTTGTTCGTTCTGTTCGGTTTGGATATGATATACTGGCATCAGTGAAAATTTATCAATAACGCGGGAGCCTTCGGAACTGCAGTTCCGAGGGCTTTCGTTATGACCAGAAGGATGGATTTTATTATGCCGCACAAACCACCCACACCTTGTTCCGCTCCCGGATGTCCCCGACTGTGCGCGGAGCGTTTTTGTGAGGAACACGCCAAAGCCGAAGCTAAGCGGTATGAACGCTACGACCGCGACCCCGCTGTCCGAAAACGATACAGCGGAGCGTGGAAGCGTATTCGCGACCGCTACATCGCCGCTCATCCGCTGTGCGAGCAGTGCCTGGCTGAGGGGAAACTCACTCCGGCACAAGAAGTACATCACATCAAACCACTATCACAGGGCGGGACCCACGATGAGCAGAACCTTATGGCTCTCTGTACTCCCTGTCACTCTGGAATCACTGCCAGAGAGGGTGGACGCTGGAGAAAAACCTGACCGGGTAGGGGCGGGTCAGATCTCTAAAGTGTGAACAAATTGTAACGGCCGTGGGGTGACGCGCGAAAAGTCGCATAAGTTTTCGGGGTAATAGGCAAAAAGTTTATTTCCTTGATTTAATCGGCTTTTTGCCCTGAAACTTACACCCTGAAAACGGGCAAAAAGAGCAAAAATAGTCTTCAAAAGTTTTATTTTTCGAATAAGTTTTACGGGGAGTTGATGGTCGTGGGAACACGAGGACCCAAGCCCGGCAACGGGGGCAGACCCAAAAAGCCGCTCGCCGAAAAGGTGCTGGAGGGCAACACAGGACGCAGACCGATAACGGTCATAAACTTTCCGGCAGCCGACTTGCAGGGTGCGGATATGCCACCGCCTAAGGAGTATCTCGCAGAACGTCAAAAAGACGGCGAATCGACCATCGCCGCCGAAGTTTATGAAAACACGTGGAACTGGCTAAAGGCTCGCGAGTGTGCCCAATTGATCCCCTCTGAAATACTGGAGCATTATTCTCACACCGTCGGGCGATGGGTACAACTTGAACGCGCCATCACCCAGTATGGATTCCTCGGCAAACATCCCACCACGGGCGCTCCGATACCTTCACCCTTTGTGACGATAGCGCATACCTACATGAAACAGGCGAACAGCCTGTGGGCGACCATTTTTCAGACAGTCAAAGAAAACTGCGCCAGCCCCTTTGAAGGTAGCAATCCCCAAGACGATGTGATGGAGCATCTGCTCCGCTCAAGGCGGGGTAAATAACAGATTGGAGTCTTAGCAATGATTGAAAAAGTAAACAAGTGTCATCCCGACAAAGTGGCCGACCGCATCGCGGGCGCGATTGTGGATTATGCCTACACACTCGATGACAATCCCCAAATCGCTGTGGAGGCTCTTGTGGGACACGGCAGGGCGACAGTCATCGCGGAAACGAGCGTAACGCTTGAAGACGGCATCATCGAAAGGATTGTGAAGCGCATCTCAGGCGTCCCCGCCGAGGACACCGATTTTATTCAAGTAACGCAAGACCCTCATTTGTCAGAGAACCAGCGCGCGGGATTCCGCTGTGGCGACAACGGCGTGTTTACGGCAAAATGGAATGAAGACTACGCCAAGGCCACCAAGCTGGTTCACGCTCTCGGCATGGTTTACCCCTTTGACGGCAAATTTCTTTTTGACTTTGAGAAAGGTGCCGCCACAATATGTCAATCCAATGTCACCGCCGCGGAGTTGGAAAAAGATATGGTTTTCTGTCAATTCAAAACGCTTACCATAAACCCGCTCGGCGATTGGACTGGAGGCACCGATACCGACACGGGCTGCACCAATCGCAAGCTCGGCAGCGACCAGCCGTTCTGCAATCCCAACGGGCTTCACGGCAAAGACCTGTCTAAAGCCGATGTGTCAGTCAGCATTTGTATTAACGCAATGTCCCGCGAACTCAAGGGAGCTTTTGTTAGGGCGTACTGCTCTATCGGCGATGAAGCGGTTGCGATTATCACCGAAAGCGGCGAAGCGAAAAAAGTTCCTTTCGCGGACATTGTAGAGTTCGCACGAAACTACATCCGCTCGCTCGGCGGGTTTGAGAAGTTCGCGGAATACGGAATGGGGTGGAACTGATGACCACAACCGAGAGATTTGAAAAGGTTGACATAAACAAGCTAATTCCATGCGCACGCAACGCCCGGACCCATGGCAAAGAGCAGATTTTACAGCTTCGGGCATCCATGCGGGAGTTTGGCTTTGTTAATCCGGTTATCGTCGACAAAGGCCTGAACATTATAGCGGGGCACGGGCGGGTCATTGCGGCCAAAGAGGAAGGCATGACCGAAGTTCCTTGTGTGTTCGCGGAACATCTGACCGACGCTCAGAAACGTGCATATATCCTCGCCGACAACCGTCTTGCGCTCAACGCGGGATGGGATGACGAAATGCTGTCGGTTGAGTTGGCCGATTTGCAGGGCGCGGACTTCGATATATCCCTGCTTGGCTTTGATGATAAAGAATTGGAGAGACTGCTTGCTCCCGACGATCCCGATGTGCAAGATGACGATTTCGATTTAACGGCCGCTTTGGAAGATGCGGCTTTTGTTTTGCCCGGCGATGTTTGGACACTGGGGCGGCATCGGCTTATATGCGGGGACGCCACCGATCCGGACACGTTGAAAAAGCTGATGGGTGGCCGCAAGGCGAATCTTGTGCTGACTGATCCGCCGTATAACGTGGCGGTTGAATCCACCGGTGGGCTAAAAATCAAAAACGACAGCATGAAAGCTGAGCAATTTTACACTTTTCTTCTTTCGGCTTTCCGCAACCTTGCTGATAATCTTGAGGGCGGCGGCTCGGCGTATATTTTCCATGCCGACACCGAGGGCGAGAACTTCCGCAGGGCGTTCCGTGAGGCGGGATTTCATCTTTCGGGAACGTGCATCTGGGCGAAGAACAGCTTTGTGATGGGGCGGTCACCGTACCAATGGGCTCACGAGCCGGTCCTTTACGGCTGGCTGAAATCAGGCACACACAAATGGTATGCCGGGCGCAAGGAGTCGACCATTTGGAATTTTGCCAAGCCCCAGAAAAACGATTCGCATCCGACCAGTAAGCCTCTTGACCTGCTCGCGTACCCGATAAAGAACAGTAGCCAGGCAAACGGCATTGTGCTGGATACATTCGGAGGCTCCGGCTCGACTCTCATGGCCTGTGAGCAGTCAGATCGTATTTGTTTCATGCTTGAATTGGATGAAAAATACGCCTCGGTGATTCTGCGCAGATACGCTCAAATAAAGGACAACGGCGGCGAGGACATCACCTGCGAGCGAAACGGAGAAACCTTCCGCTACGCCGATTTGGTCAGGGAGGTTGCGAAAAGGTGAGGTTGCTCAGTCTGTTCGACGGGTCCGGGGCGTTCCCACTGGCGGCCGAGAGCTTGGGAATAATCGCCCAATACGCGTCAGAAGTAGAGCCATTTCCTATCGCCGTAACCCGTGCCAGATTCCCCCATATGGAGCATTTAGGTGACATAAAACATATAGACGGCGGGGAAATTGAGCCCTGTGAACTAGTGACCTTTGGGAGCCCGTGCGTCGACATCTCTATCGCGGGCAAGGGCGGTGGCATATCCGCCGAGCGATCCGGGCTGTTTTTTGAGGCTATCCGCGTTATCCGTGAGATGCTGGAGGCGACGGTGGGCGAGTATCCCGTGGCCTTTCTATTCGAGAACGTGCCAAACTTGCTCAGCATCCATGGGGGCGCTGACTGGAACATCGTCATGGACTCTTTTTCTGATCTTGGGTTTATATGCGATCCAAATATTCTGGATTCACAGGAGTTTGGCGTGGCGCAAAGGAGAAAGAGGATTTTTATCGTCGGTATTAACCGCCGGTATTTTAGTCCCTCGCATTTTGACGGCATTACCAACGCCAGAGCAAAACGTATGCAAAGGGCTGTTGACGTCTGGGGAGGCGAGACCTTCCATGGAATAACCAGCCGTCCTCACGAAATACACCGTCAGCGCCTTTCGGAAATACTCGAACGCGATGTTGATGCTAAATATTATCTGTCCGACACCGCCTGTTCGGGCATACTCCGCCGGGTTGACGCCAAGGGCAAGGAAATCCCCGGTCTGTTACGGGCGGCACTGGAATATCAGGCGGGGCTTCCCTGTTCTGCGTCGGACGGCGCCGCGTGCTCTTTTGAGGCGGGCTCTATGGTCAGAAAGAACAGCCGCGCGGCTTGGGAAGACATCGCCCCAACCCTGCGAGCGGCTGTGCACGGCGGCGACAATCACCCCAGCGTCGCTATGGCGATAGAAAACTATCCGTCTGATTCCCGGATGGGCGTCGGAGGCAGCAGTGTCCCTCTTTGCACCGAACCTGTAGTTTACGGCATTTCATCCGTAGCGTCACACGCTATGAACAGCCCGAATCCCAAGACCGGAGTCTATGAAACAAATACGGCAAAAACCCTTGACACATCCACGCAAGCACCCTGCAACCAAGGCGGGCTGGTAATATGCGCGACCACAGGCAGCTATGCACAGGCGTGTAAAGAACAATCGCCGACACTCCAAGCCAGAGATTACAAGTCCCCGCCGGTTATAAATCAGCCCGGCGCGGCGTCTGCCCCGCCAAGCTACATCGTCCGGCGCCTCACGCCTCGGGAGTGCCTTGTTTTAATGAACCTGCCGCCCGATTGGTGTGACGGAATCGAGATTTCAGAGCCCACCGAAACCGATTATACTTTCTGGGAATCGGTTTTCTCAGCGCTTGGCAAGAAAAAAAGCCGCAAGCAAATCGGCCGCTGGCTGGCGAAACCATACTCGGACGGGGCATGTTACAAAATGGCCGGGAACGGTGTGGTTACCGAAGTAGCCCGCTGGGTGCTGGACGGAATTGTGAATTACGTAAAACTCAATCCTCATTCAACGGGATAGCGCCGTGTTCTTTTTCGTGGCCAGAAACAAATTTCCGCATCAAAACAAGAAGCTGGGCGTTTGCCGACCGCCCTTCATAATCACAGGCAAAACGAAACTTTCTCAATAATTCGGCATCCACTCTCAGCCCGAAATGTTTTTCATTTTTCATATCGCACCTCTTTTAACTCTGATATAGCTTTATTATAGAGTTAAAATATGCTATAATGCGAAATCGGAGTTGATATGGAGTTGTTGTAACTCTGATAAATTTTTAGGGGTGGTTGTTGTGAAAGTGGCTGTAATAGGCTCGAGGGGGCTGACTGTGGCGGATTTGGGGAAATATTTACCGCCCGGCACGACTGAAATCGTATCGGGCGGCGCGAGGGGCGTGGATGCTTCCGCGAAGGAGTATGCGTTGGCGCACACCGTCAAGCTGACCGAGTTCCTGCCGGAGTACGGCAAGTACGGGCGCGGCGCCCCGCTTAAACGTAACATCAGTATTATCGAATACGCCGATATAGTGCTGGCCTTTTGGGACGGCCGCAGCCGCGGGACGAAATTTGTGATTGACAACTGCCATAAAACGGGCGTCCCGGTCAGGGTGTTTATGCCTAAGCGCGATGTGTAACATGCACAATATGTCGGCTGTTGTCCGCGATATGTTCTACATCCGAAAAATCAGAATTGTGTTGCTATATGAGCCTTTTAGAGTTAATATGGTGTTACCGAAAAGGGCATAGCCCTGCGGAAAACTAACTTAAAAGGAGAACGGAAACAATGCAGAAATTCAAATTCAACGTCACAGGTAAGGAAAGAAAAAAGCTGGTCACGGCGATCGGCGAGATCACGCAAAGCCCGGCCAAATATCTCGGGATGCCAACTGCGGCTTACGAGGTGGGCAGCTACCACATCGACAAGAGCGGCACGGTCACCGGCGAGTGGGACTTGAACCTTTTCGTCGGGCTTGCCGATCGGGGATTCGAGCCGGAGCTTGAGGAACTCGGTTTTGTCGGCACGGTTGAGGATTGCGGTGACGATACGCCGAAACAAAGCAAAGGCATCATGGATTGCCTTGTGGAAGCCCTCAACGAAAATGGCGTGGAGTGCGAACGCATGAATCGTACCCCGACCATCATCGACCCCAGCGGGCGCGAGCATAATCTTAACGGTACGTTCGCTACCAAAACCGAGTACGGCAAAGTCAGCAAGCGCGACCTTCCAGCACTTTACACGCTGGAAACACCGCGCGGAGAAATCTTTATCACAGAAGAATTCACCGCCCGCGATGAAGCCGTCGCTGAAGGCTATGGCGAATATTTCACTACCGCCCTCGGAACGATTTACAGTTACGGCGACGATCACACTTTCGCTTTAGTATTCACGCACAAAGCCGGTTATTGGGACAATACCACAATCAAGCGCGATTTCCGCGAGAACGCAGCCGATGAGGATTGCGATAATGAGTTGCCCGACACGATCACGGTGGAGATTCCGAAGAATGGCTTAACCAACACACAAGTGCAGAACATTCTGAAACTTGCAGAAAGTAAGCGGTCGCTCCTCACCAAAGCCCTCGGCGCACCGCTCGAAATTTACGACACCGGCGAAAACGTGCAGTTTGTGCTCCCTTACAGCGAGGAGGCCGGGCTCGCCGAAATCCACAGCCAGTTTGCCACCGCGATGGTCAAGTACGTTCGCAAACATCAGCGGGTCGCAGCAACCGAGCGCAAGGTGGAGAGTGAAAAATTTGCACTCAGGGCGTTTTTAGTCAAAATCGGCATGAACGGGCCCGAATATTCCGCTTGCCGGAAGTGGTATTGCAGAAACCTTTCGGGCAATGCTTCCTTTGCTTCCAACGCCAAATACACCGCCATGCAGGAGAGCCGCAGAAACACAGGAGAAACGGAGGTCGGCGGCGATGTGGAGTGAGGGAACGATTTGGATTGTTGAGGGAAAAGTCGGACATGACTACTGGGTCAAGCATTACGAGGAAGGCAGCGAGTTCGGCATTGAGAATAACGGTCGCATCTCAAAACTGTCCATCCGCAAGCACAGTGAGACAAAGTGGCTTGTCAACTATGACAGGTGTTGGGATATCCCGGTGCCCGACAACGATGAAGTCAGGGCGGTTTACAACATTCTCATTCAAAAGTACAACTAAAATAGAAACCAACAGAGGACATCCCCAAGCAACGGGGCTGTTCCTCGTAGTGAGAGCCGATGGCTCTTTTTTTGTGACTGGCTTTCCATTATATATAACCCATCCCCGAAAGTAGTTCGCCCGTGCGTAAACTGAAATAGCATAAATACAACCAATATCAAAAGGGCTTCTGCGGAGGCTCTTTTGTTTTGTTGCGAGGAAGTGTATGTGAGAATGGCTAAACCGAAAATCCCAAAGCTGGCGCGTGAGTTCATGCTCCCTACGTCGCGTTATGATGAGGAACTTGCGGACAGGGTGGTCACCTTTATCGCGCAGCTCAAGCATACCAAAGGGGAGTGGCTGGGTAAACCTTTTATTCTGCTCCCGTGGCAAGAAGAAATCGTCCGCACGATATTCGGCGTCATCGGCAAAGACGGATACCGGCAATTTCGGCAATGTTATATAACCATAGCCAAGAAAGGCGGCAAGACGACGATGGCAGCGGCGATTGCGCTGTATTTGCTTGTCGCCGACGGGGAAGCGGGCGCGGAGATATATTCCTGCGCCGCCGACCGCCAGCAAGCCTCCCTCATATACCGTGAAGCCGCGGCCATGACCCGCGCCTGCCCCGCGCTCAGCAAAAGGCTTAAAATCCTGGATTCTCAAAAACGCATTATTTATCCGGCGGCAAACAGTTTTTATCAAGTATTGTCCAGCGAGGCCTACTCCCATCACGGTCTTAACTGCCATGCGGTTTTATTTGATGAGACCCATGTAGCGAACAGGGAAATGTTCCGCGTTATGACCCATGGCTCGTCAGACGCGCGGCGGCAGCCGCTTCATCTGTTTATATCTACAGCGGGCAATAACACAAATTCCGTTGGATACGAACTGCACCAAAAAGCGCTTGATATTCGTAGTGGCCGCAAGGCTGACAGTTCGTTTCTGCCCGTTATCTACGCGCTGGATGAAGACGAGGACTGGGCTGATCCCAAGAATTGGATTAAGGCGAACCCATCCCTGGGCTATACATTTACAAAAGAATCGCTCGCAAGGGCGGTTGAAAGCGCCAAACAAAATCCGTCGGAAGAAAACAGTCTGCGGCAACTTCGGATGAACCAGTGGGTCAAACAAGCCGTCCGCTGGATGCCCATGGCGAAATGGGATGCCTGTGCTTTCCCGGTCGACCCTCAGTCGCTGGAAGGGCGTGTCTGCTACGGCGGGCTGGATTTATCATCCACAACCGACGTCACGGCGTTCGTTCTGGTGTTTCCGCCCGAGGATGACGACGATAAATATACCGTGCTACCCTATTTCTGGATTCCCGATGAGAATATTGACCTGCGGGTCCGCCGCGATCATGTGCTTTTTGATTTGTGGGATTAGCAAAGCTTTCTGCTGACCACCGAGGGCAACGTGGTGCATTACGGTTACATCGAGAAATTCATTGAGCGGTTGGGCGAAAAATATAACATCCGCGAGATCGCGTTTGATCGGTGGGGCGCCGTGCAGATGACACAGAACCTCGAAAACATCGGATTCACGGTAGTACCCTTCGGCCAGGGATTCAAGGATATGTCTCCGCCGACCAAGGAGCTCATGAAGCTGGTCCTTGAACAGCGCATCGCACACGGCGGACACCCGGTTCTGCGCTGGATGATGGATAATATTTTTATCAAGACCGACCCGGCCGGCAATATCAAGCCCGACAAGGAAAAATCCACCGAGAGGATCGATGGAGTTGTGGGTACTGTCATGGCGCTCGACCGTGCGATTCGGTGCGGCAACGACAACAGCGAAAGTATCTATAATCAGAGAGGCCTCCTTTTTATATAAAAAAAGAGCCTTCCGGCTCGAATTTTTGGGGTGTGCTCTGCTGGTGTGGTTGCTATTATACAACTCTGGCTTAACCTAGTCCCCCGGCAGTACCCAGCAGAGCAACAATTGATATAATTAACATTGGCACCCACTCCTTGATTTTAGAGTAAGAGTCTTTTGCTTGCTCGCGTATGATTCCCACAAAAAAGCAGGACGCGACAGTTGTGACGGAAGTGGTTAGAGTGTTCGGGATTGTGGGAGTCGAACCCACCCAGAGGTACATACCAGATAACATATTAATTATACCATGTTTTTGGCAGGAGGTCAATCTTTGATGAGTATATTTTCAGGATTATTCAATTCCCGTGATAAGCCGGCAGACGGCCTTCGTCCGAAGAACCAAATCGGCGGCGGGTTTTCTTTTTTGTTCGGTAGTACATCAAGCGGCAAGACGGTGACAGAGCGGACCGCCATGCAGACGACATCCGTGTATGCCTGTGTTCGTATTCTTGCCGAGGCGATTGCCGGGCTGCCGCTCCATGTCTACCGATACACTTCCGATGGGAGCAAGGAGCGCATCCCGTTCCACCCGCTGTATAAGCTGCTGCATGACGAGCCTAATACCGAGATGACTTCATTTGTGTTCAGAGAGACACTGATGAGTCATCTTTTATTATGGGGCAACGCTTACGCTCAGATCATCCGCGACGGTCGTGGTCAGCCGGTAGCGCTGTATCCTCTTCTACCCAACAGGATGGGCGTCGATCGGGGCGAGAATGGAAATCTCATATACACATATCAAAGCGACAAAGGCGCGGTCAAACTTCGTCGTGAGAACATCCTGCACATCCCCGGTTTAGGATTCGACGGCTTGATCGGATATTCTCCGATAGCCATGGCAAAGAATGCTGTCGGAATGAGCATCGCGGCCGAGGAGTACGGCGCGGCATTCTTCGCCAACGGAGCCAACCCCGGCGGCGTACTTGAACATCCCGGCGTGATCAAGGACGTGCAGCGGATCAAGGATAATTGGAACAGCCAGTACCGCGGCGGCGAGAACGCACACAAGATCGCCCTGCTTGAGGAAGGATTGAAATTCCACGCCATCGGTATCCCTCCAGATCAAGCGCAGTTCCTCGAGACCCGCAAGTTCCAAATCAACGAAATCGCCCGCATCTTCCGGGTCCCGCCCCACATGGTAGGCGATCTCGAAAAGTCGTCCTTTTCAAATATAGAGCAGCAGTCGCTGGAATTTGTCAAATACACACTCGATCCGTGGGTGGTTAGGTGGGAGCAGTCCCTCATGCAATCGCTTCTGCTGCCTAGCGAAAAGGGTATGGTCTTTATCAAGTTCAACCTTGACGGGCTACTCCGGGGCGATTATCAGTCGAGGATGCAGGGCTATTCCACCGGCATCCAAAATGGTTTCTATTCGGTTAACGATATCCGCGCTCTCGAGGATATGAACCTGTTGTCTGAGGAGGACGGCGGTTTCATCCATGTTTTGAACGGCAACATGGTCAAACTCCGCGATGTGGGCGCGGCCTACAAAACTAACGAAAGCGAGGACACATCTTGAAAAAGAAAAGGTTCTATAACTTCGCCCGCGACGCCGATTCAGGCGGGCGGGAGTTGTATATCGAAGGCGAGATCGCCGATTCAGTGTGGTTTGGCGATGAATGCACCCCCGCCGCTTTCCGCGAGGAGCTTTTCAGCGGCAAAGGTGACATAACGCTGTGGATTAACTCGTACGGCGGGGATTGCGTCGCGGCGAGTCAAATCTACACCATGCTTATGGATTATCCAAGCGACGTCACGGTGAAAATCTTCGGTATGGCGGCTTCAGCGGCATCGGTCATCGCGATGGCGGGGACGAAAATCCTCATGTCCCCCACGGCCTTGATGCTCATTCATAATCCGTGGACAATAGCCATCGGCGACAAGTCTGAGATGGCTAAAGCGGGCGTTCTTCTGGATGAAGTCAAAGAGTCGATCCTGAATGCCTATGAGATCAAGACAGGGCTGTCCCGCACAAAGCTATCCCACCTCATGGATGAGGAAAAACCTATGAGCGTCCACACGGCGATCGCCCTCGGGTTCTGTGACGGGGTGCTGGAGCCTAACAAGGTTCCACAGTCTGCCTGTCCGCCCGATCCACCGGCAAAACCCGAAGAACCGCCGAAAGGCAAATCTGTAGAGTCTCTCCATGAGAGGCTCAATTTAATTATGGGAGGAAAA